CAGCGTGGCGCAGATTGGTCAACCGATACAGGTGGGGTCGTCATGAGCCTCGACTATCCTACTTACGTCGCGCAACTGGCCAACATCATGGTGATCCAGAGCAGCGATGCCAACTTTCAAACCTTTCTGCCGGGGTGCATCACCTACGCCGAGCAGCGCATCTATCGTGAACTTGATCTGCTCTACACCCAGGTGACCGACGCCACCGCCCAGGTTTCCAGTGGTAATCGCAATTTTGTTTTACCGACTACATTGGGGACTTTTATCACTGTCGATAATCTCAACATCATCGCTCCGGCTGGCACGCCGTCTTCAATTGGATCGCGGGTACCACTGACCGCTGTGGATCGCTCCTACATTGATCTGGTCTATCCATCTGGACAGACTGTCACGGGAACGCCGACTGTCTTTGCGCGAGCTTCTGACACCGAGACGATCTTTGGACCGTCTCCCGATGGTGCTTATTATGCAGAGGTGGTCGGCATCCAACGGCCCGCGATGCTGTCTTCCGCCAACTCATCCACCATTCTTACACAGTACGTTCCTGATCTCTTTGTAGCGGCGTCAATGGTATTTGCTGCTGGCTATATGCGGGACTTCGGTAGTCAGGCTGACAACCCGGGCATGAGTCAATCTTGGGAGACCCAGTACACCACATTGATGAAGTCGGCCTCGGTTGAGCAGGCCCGGGCCAAGTTCGAGTCCGAGGGCTGGACCAGTGAGAGTCCCTCTCCTGTCGCAACGCCATCGAGAGTCTAGCCAATGCCGATGGGGTCCGTTCAACTGCATCCTGGCGTCGATACCGAGCGCACGTTCTCCCTGAACGAGGCGGGGATTTCGCAGTCGCAATTGATCCGTACCAAGAACGGTCTGACTCAGACTTTGGGCGGCTGGGTGCAATTCGCCCCACCCACAATCCCATCTACTGTCCGTGACTTGCATGCCTGGGAGGATGTCGAAGGGACCGGCCATTTGGGTGTCGGAGCCACCAACAATCTCATCGTGGTCACCGCAGGTTCTGCATCGGATATCACCCCACAACTGACCACCACCAATCCCGTGCCGAACTTCTCGATTTCGTCGGGCAGTGAGACTGTCACAGTGGCGGACGCCAATAGCGGGCCGTCGGCATTCGGCTCGGTTTTCTTCAACACGCCGGTTGCTATTGGTAATCTTTTATTGAATGGAGCCTATCAGATTGTTTCGGTGCTCAGCACCGGCTCCTACACTATTACCTCTAGTGTAGCCGCCAGCACCACTATCACCAGCAGTGGGATTTTGCCGATCTTTAATGCCTCATCAGGCTCCGCCACCATCACAGTCACGCTGCCCAACAATAATTTTCAGTCCATTCTCGGGCTCCAAGAATCATTCTATGCGCCAACTTCTGTGGGTGGTCTGACCGTCCAGGGTCCGTACAACATCTCAACGGTGATTGATTCAACGAACTTCACGATTACCGCCAATACGCTTGCTTCGACCACCGGCACCGCCACGATGAACTCCTCCCTGGCGCAACTGGTCTATTATATCACTCTAGGCCCGCAGAGTGCGGGGTCTGGGTTTGGCGCGGGTGGTTTCGGGTCTGGTGGGTTTGGAACCGGAACCGCGACAACGGGCACCCCTGGGACCCCTATTCAGACCACTGACTGGTCTCAGGACAACTGGGGTGAGATTCTTCTATCGTGCCCGAAGAATGGCGCGATCTATACATGGTCTCCCGATAGTGGGTTCACGAATGCCCAAGTGATCGCTCAAGCCCCATTTTTTAATGGTGGCATCTTTATTTCGATGCCCCAGCAGATTTTGGTGGCGTGGCGTTCAGTGCAGAGCACTGGGACCCAAGACAATCTTATCGTGCGATGGTGCAACGCCCTGGACTTTACCAACTGGACGGTGAGCAATCAGACCACGGCTGGCAGTTTTCATCTTGCGACAGGATCGCTTATCGTGGGCGGTCTTCAAGCCCCCAATTTTGGAGTGATCTGGACTGATATCGGCGTTCATACGATGTCTTATGTCGGCGGGGATGTGATCTTTAACTTTACCCAAGTGGGTACTGGCTGCGGATTGATTGGTCAGCATGCCGCTGGCGTGATTGCAGGGAGTGTTTATTGGTGCAGTCAGAGTAACTTCTTTATGTTGGGCCCCAACGGGGTCCAGCCGATCCCCTGTACGGTCTGGGATTATATTTTCCAGAATATGAACACGGCGCAGTCCTCAAAAATTCGCTGTTGCCCGAACAGCGCCTTCAACGAAATCTCATGGGAGTTTCCATCGACGAATGCCATCGAGAATGATTCCTATGTGAAGCTCAACATTGTGGAGGGCACCTGGGATTACGGCCTTCTGAATCGCACGGCCTGGACGGATGTATCGGTTCTTGGCAACCCGATTGGGGCGGATTCTGGCGGCATTCTCTACCAACATGAAATGGGGACTGCCACACCAGGGGCTTCTAACCCCTCGTTCCGTTCCGGTTGGTGGGCGATCAGCGACGGCAATGATCTCGCTTTTGTGGACTACGTCATCCCAGATTTTAATTGGGGAACTTACGGGGTGAGCGATGCCCAGGTTAACCTGACTTTCTATAGCGTGAACTATCCTGGGGACGCCCCCGTGATTTATGGCCCATTCACAGTCACACAGGCCACCGAATATATTACGCCGCGCATTCGTGGTAGATTGATGTCCGTGCTGGTGCAGGCCAACAATCCAGCGTTCTTTCGGCTGGGTCGAATTCGGTTTCGCTACGCTCCAAGTGGACGACGATAGATGGCTTCGATCAACGATCTTTTGGGAGCGGTGCAGCAAGCGGTGACAGCCATCAATGGCATCACTCAGCAACTCAACGCCAGTTTTCCGCCGATCACTTCGGTATCGAGCAAGACTCCTGGTGCAGGAACGCTGGCTTATTCGTCATCGCTGATTAGTGCGTTCGGGTTGGTGACCACCAGTTCTGGTGGTTCTTATCGCATCGCACTGTTGCCGAGCAGCTAGGGACTGAACATGGTCGATCCGCAAACCGTCAATAAATTCCTCAATCAGCCGACCCGTGGCTCCGATGTTGGTACATGGGACACACCGCTCAACAATAACGCCGGGATCATCGACAATTCTTTCGGTGGTATCGCCACCATTCCTTTGACGAACTCCAACGTCACCTTAAGCCCATCGCAATATCAATGTGTGTTCTTGACCCTGACCGGGGCCCTCTCGGCCAGCGTCCAGATTACGTTGCCGGGGGTTGGGAGTTTTTACACTGTCCAGAATCTCACCACCAACACCTCGGCCTTCTCCGTGACCATGGTAACCACTGCTTCTGGTCAGTTGATTGGCGTCCCCCCTGGGAATCCCACCAACATTTTTACGGACGGGGCCAATGTTAAATTTAATCAACTTCCGCAGGTGGGGTCCTACTGGGACTTTGCGGGGTCGTCGGTTCCGGCGTGGTTGAGCGCATGCACGGTGCCGCCGTGGTTGAATTGCAACGGGACCACGTTCTCATCTGCAACATATCCTATTCTTGCCACGATCCTTGGCGGAACCACTCTTCCAGATTCCCAGGGACGTTTCCGCGCCACCCTTAACCAGGGCACTGGGCGCATGACAAGCTCGGCTGGTGTTGACGGGAATACGTTGCTCGCCAACGGCGGCTCGATGCTGACCATTAGTGCGTCTATGATCCCCTTGATGAGTACGGCCACCAGCACAGCGTACTTTGGTGATGACGGCCACACCCATCTGGGAACTGGGAATCTGCTATTGTTTGTAGCTGTTGGCGGAGGTAACGCATTGGCCCCGGGGACATCCTTTGGTTTCGATGACCGCGCTCTTACTACCAATCCAACCAATATCAGAATTGGCTCGTCGTCTCCCGCCACAGCTACACTGCCACCAGCTTACGTTGGTGGATTGACCTTCATCCGGGCGGCCTGACATGCCGCTCCTGGCTGGGTCCTCAAAAAAGACCATCGGCACCAACATCCGTGAATTCCACACGGGTAAGACTTATGCGCGCACCGCAGCCAAGTTTGGCAAAGACAAAGCCAACAAGCAGGCCATCGCGGTGGCGATGAGCACGGCGCGCAAGTACGCCCGAGCGGACGGTGGCCAAGTGCTGGATGACCGGCCCGATCAGACCTTGGGCAAGCTCGGCAGCGCAGCCATCCAAGGCGTCAAGGATGTCTTTGATCCCTGGAAAAAAGACGACGCTGGGACTTATGAGGCGGACAAGCCCATCGGCTCGCCCTATGGTAAGACCCCGACCATCAGCAAGGACTTCGGTGACAATCTCTATGGTGCGCTCGATCTTGGCTCCAACTTTGTCGGTGGCCCCGAGGCGGCGGCCAAGGACGCCATCATGCTCGGTCCGGCGGGCCTTCGCGCCTTGCGAGCCACCCAGACCATGCACCCGGCGGTTGGCGCTACGCTCACTGACGCCAACAAAGCGCTCTTGCGCGGCATCTCCAATCCCAACGAGCTAGCGGCGGCCCAGCGCGGCATTCAGAACAACCGCGATGCTCTGGCCTCTCTGGCCATGTCCAAGCGTGACAAGGAGGACAATCCAGAAGCCCGCGATATTTTCAAGTACACCGGCTGGCATCGCAACATCGAGAACCAACCACTCAAGGAGGTTTCCGATCTTGGTTATGGTTTAGAGCCAACGCATGGGTGGGAACCCAGTGTCGATGCAAAAGGGAATGTTCAGCATCGAATGTTATCGGGAGATACCTTCGAGATCGCGCATCCAGCAGGGGATTTGCATGCTGCTTATGGCATTCCGCCTATTAAGGTGGATTCTACCATGAAGGCAGGGAACGCCCACACCAATCGCAACACCATGCAAATTACGCTGGGCGGCAATCCCCATAGCGCTGCGGACCGGGAAAGGATGACGGCTGCGGCCCTGCATGAGATTCAGCATGTCGTCCAATTGCGTGAAGGTCTCCCGATGGGCTCTGCTCCGCAAGTCGAGACGGCCTTCCCCGAGATGTATAAGCAAGGTCTTGGCCAGGACCCCAATGCTATTAGTCAGCATATGACTTTGTTGGAGCAAGAAATGGGGCTTAAGACGCCCCATACCAGAGCAGCCTTTGACGCCTATCGGCGCTCGGCAGGCGAGGTTGAAGCGGAAAATGTCCGAAACCGGCGCGGTAAGGGCTATAAGTATCTGGCTTATCCAGAAGACACTGAGGATGTCGGGCGCGGCATCCAAATCATCCGGCATCCTAAAGACTTTGATGAAGCGAATGCACGAGGCCGTGGCTTTGCGTCAGGCGGCGCGGCGGACTATGAGGCTGCTGCCGACAAAATCCTGCATGGTAAAAAAGACCAACTGGACCAAGTTTATCCAGGGGAGCACTACGACGACAATGCGACCTATGCTGCCGAGAAGCGCATCACGCGCCCGATGGAGCAAACAGCCCCGATGCCGACCTATGACAAGGTTCCAGACCAACCCTATGCGGTGAAGATGGCTGGAGGAGGCAATCCCTATGCTCCGCAGCCTAAGGGCAGCGATATCGCAGGTTACATGAGCCGCAAAATGATCCACAAGTCGGTGAACCCCGGGATGTTGAAGAGCCCGGTTCCCGGTCGAACCGATAAGCTTCCGATCAGTGTGCCGTCTGGCAGCTATGTGGTGCCTGCTGACACCGTATCGGCGCTGGGCCAGGGCAACTCGGATGCAGGCAGCAACATCCTGTCCAAGATGTTCAAGACCGGACCGCTGGGCATCGGCTTGGCCAAGAACAACCTGAAGGGTCACATCGGGTCGGCGGCCCGCATTGGCACCATGAAGATGCCGAAGGGTTCCAAGATCGGCTTTGCCGATGGTGGGGCCACACCACCTGTGGATGTGGTCGCGGCAGGCGGAGAGTTCATCCTGCACCCGGATCAGGTGATGCAGGTGGGTGGCGGCGACCTCGACAAGGGCCATGAAATTCTGGATGCCTTTGTGAAGCATGTCCGGCGCAAGACTATCAGCACGCTGAAGAAGCTTCCTGGCCCTGCCAAGGATTAAAGATGCGGCACGTCTCGCCATCATTGGTTCGTCCCGCCAAACCCACTGATCATCAGGAGGTCTGGCGACTGTTTCTTCAGGGCCACCGGGAAAACGGTATCTTCAAGTTGTGCCCGGAGAAGGTGGATTTCTTCCTTCAGCGAGCACTTCAGCCATCTTTAATCCCGGAGACTGACACAGGGCCACGAGGTCAGATCGTGGTGATTGGACCTCCCGGAGCCCTGGAAGCGGTATGTTTCGTCATTATCGGGGAATTCTGGTATAGCAAAGACAAGCACATCGAAGAGCTTCTGGTCTATGTTGACCCGGAGGCGCGCAATTCAGGTCATGCCAAAGCATTGATCGAGTGGATGAAAAAGACCGCCGATGCGCTTGGTGTTCGGGTGCTCAGTGGTATAATGTCCAATACCAGGACTGAGGCGAAGGTTCGACTCTACAAGCGCCACATGCCTTGCATAGGGAGTTTCTTTCTCTATCCAAATCAATAAGTTACCTAGTGGAGGGGACTAGGGGTTAAATTGGGATCCAAGGGCGCTACCACCACCAATCAAACGCAGACTTATACGCCTAATCCTGCTGTAGCGGGCGCAGCTAACCAGTCGCTCAGCATGGCGACCAATGCTGCCAATCAGCCATTTAATTTGCCTGCGCAGCCGGTGGCGGGGTTCACACCGGAGCAGCTTCAGGCTTTCCAGCAAATCCAGAATAATTATGGTTCGGGCAACTCCAACTTTAATCAGGCGGGGAATTACTTCAACGAAAGCGCGGCTCCCGTTACTGGCCAGGACGTGGCCAACTACTACAATCCGATGGCGAACAGCGTGTTTGCCCAACTCGGGAACATCTTCGGCCAGCAACAGAGTCAGACCACCGGCCAATTGACTCAGGCGGCGGGAGGCACCGGGGCAGACCGCATCGCGGTGGGACAGGCCAATCTGGCCAACCAGCAGGGCTTGGCGGCAGGCCAGACCGCCTCCCAGCTTTATAACACGGCCCTTCAGAGTGCTCAGCAGACCAAGGGACTCCAGCAGAACGCAGGCTTTGGCCAGGAGGGCCTGGGCACCACCATCCAGAATGCCAACTTGCAGGGTGCTGGTGCAAACCTGGGGGTGGGGAATCAACAGCAACAGCAACAGCAGAACGTCCTCAATTCGCCGTACAATCTGGCGCTCCAGCAGTTCGCCTATCCTTTCCAGACTGCTCAGTATCTATCGGGTGTCACCGGCTCCTTGGCAGGAGCATTGGGAGGCACAACCAATGGCCAGAGCGTGACGACGCCTCCGGCCCCCAGCCTGATCAGCCAGATCGCAGGCGGTGCCGGTCTCGGTCTTGCCGCCTACAATGTCTTTGGCGGTGGTGGCGGCAAAGGCAGCAGCCCGTCTTATGGCGGCGGCAGCGCGGCAGCAGGCGATGCTTATGGTGGTAGCGGGGCCAATCCTCTGCCGGGGCTCACCTCCGCTGATTATGGGGCTGGTTATGCCAGCGGTGGTTCGGTGGAAGGCGTGGGCGGCCTTGGGAGCGATCCTTTCGGTGATCTTGGTGGCCCGAGTGTGGTTCCGAATGTGACGCTACGTCCCACGGCAGCCCCGAGGCCGATGCAGATGTCCTCTCCGGCTCCGCAATCCGGCAACAACTCTATGCAGGCCATTGGCGATGCCGCCAAGCTCGCCATGATGTTTATGGCTGGCGGCGGAGCCGTGAATCCTTATTCCACGGGCCGGGGCTACGCCGATGGCGGCAGTCCCATAGATGATCGGTTTGCCAACCCGGATTTGGGGGGCATGTATGCCGACC